ATCGTAAGAAGGTTGTACGTAATTTATTCAAAACAGGGTATGAAAGGATTAGTTTCCTTTATGAAAACATGCTCTGTTATTACGCAACAAACCTTAGGGGGACATGTCCTACCTTCGCTTACGCCTCTGAATACGAGAGTTTCAAGAGGTTGCCATGGATTTCCGAGAATAATTCCGAGAATTTGGAGAGCTAGATTGTTGTCTAGTCCTCTACTAGCCAAATATTGTTTATCAATATTTGCCCTTTATAGATTTCTGCTTTTTGATTCACCTGTAAAAGTGAAAGCAATAACAGATTCCTATAAAGGAAATTCTACGATTATTCCGGAATTAACTGAACTGATACCTTCTTTCTTCTCAGCAATGTCGAAATACTCAGACTTCATCACTATCAAAGATGAAACTGAGTTGAGACAAGAAGAAGGTTCCAAACTGTTTTCGGTGCTGACTAAAGGTCCTACCACATTCCCATATAAGGGGGATAGAGGTCTTTGGTCATCTCATATCATCTCTATACTAAGAGCTTATATTATCCTTCACCAACCTAGATTTGCATCTACGTTGGAAAGTTTAAAAATAATCTCACAGTATTTTAATACCCCTGCATTCGCAGAAATCGAAAGATTATTTGCGTTGAAAGATATTAATCTCCCAGTGATGAGGGAGACGGGAATCGATATGAGAGCACCTTCTACTCACCATTTATGGCCTGAGGACTTAAGTAAAAGTTTCTTAGGTAAACTTGGTTTGAAGCAGGAAGCAGCTGGGAAAATGAGAGTCTTTGCTATGGTAGATCCATTTACGCAATGGGTACTGCATCCTATCCATAAAATAATTTTCGATACTTTTTTGAAAAATATTCCTATGGATGGAACGTTCAATCAATTGAAGCCTTTAAACGCTTCGAGAAATTGGAAAGTACTTTATTCGTTAGATCTATCTTCGGCTACAGATAGACTTCCAGTTGAACTTCAAGGAAATATAATAGACTATATGTTCCCAGGGCTTAAAACGCCTTGGATCACAAGTCTGGTCGAAAGACCATATTATAATCCTGAATCTAAAACTGGAGTAGTCTATGCTGTAGGACAACCCATGGGAGCTTATAGCTCATGGGCAATGTTAGCAGTGACTCACCATTTTATCGTTCAGTGTGCCGCTTGGCAGGCGGGAGTTGTAGCAACGGGTACTTTGTTCGAACAGTACGCCGTATTAGGGGATGATGTGGTTATCGGGAATTCTAAAGTAGCCAAACAATATTTGAATATTATTGGTGCCTTGGGAGTTGAATGTGGACTTCACAAAAGTCTACTTTCTCCATCTGGGACAGCTTTAGAATTTGCCAAAAGAACATGGCACCTAGGAAGAGATGTATCACCTATTACAGTGAGAGATCTCGCCGCAAGTTTACTTGCTATTCCTAACCTTGTTCAGTTTGGTAATAACCACGGAATCAAACTGCCTACCTTGCTTAAAATTGCCGGATACGGTTACAAAGTAATAGGAGGTCTTAATAAACCCTTCCACAAATTAAACCTTGTGGTAAGGAATTTTATTATAGCCCAACTTATACCAAGTAACCTTAATCATATCGGGGAATTATTCGGAAGATCAGCTCTTTCTAAATGGTCCTGGGAACCCCAATTCGGGGAACCTATCCTAGCTCTTTTTAGAGCTTGGGCCAGAGCCGACGTTGAGAAATTAACCTCATACGTTTGGTTCTCGGAAGACGCATATATGAAAGGTGCTGATCCATGTTTAATCCCTTTTACGAGACCGGAGCAAGAGGCAGCATTAAACGAATTGATCCAACTTTACTATGCAGAATTTGATGAACACGATAGTGGGATTCTTGCCTGTATAACGAATCCGTTAGATATTTTTAAAATTTATCTAAGGTTCGCTGCTGAATGTACCTCAATTAGAGGGATGTCGGCATGTGAATCACCGGTAGCAAAAGCTGCTATCGATCCAAAATTCGTGGCGCAATGGAAAAGTTGGAATAAAGTAGTTTCCCTTCTGACCCCTACGTTAACCGCACAGTCCGCTAATCAACAGATGATAGATACTGATAAAATGAAATTTTCATCATTTTTCATGGTACCTTTCAATCTAAGATCGCTTAGAGCGATTAAAGTTATGT